CTACCGTAGCACGCAAGCGAATCAATGAATTCTCTACAGGCTAGGCGTGGCGTGGCGTGCAGGGGTTTTTACAAGGTGCTAGCACGTGCTACCGTAGCACGCAAGCGAATCAATGAATTCTCTACAGGCTAGGCGTGGCGTGGCGTGCGGGGTTTTTACAAGGTGCTAGCACGTGCTAGCACGACTTTTGGTTATTTAACGCAGATGTATACAATTCATCAGAAAAATATTTTGAAGCTAGATCTATTAGTGAAGATATTTACTGTCTGTGTCCTGTATGTGATAGTCAATTAATACTGTCATGAAATCTACGACATATAACTATTTTTTTAAATTTAAAACATACGTCATGTTTTCAAGAAAGGAAGAATTAGATAAAAAATGTCCAAATTGTGGTTCTGGTCCATCTTGGGGGGTTTTAAAGTTAATAGATTCAGCAGGTAGGGATAGATACCCATATTTTTGTAAGTTATGTGGCACTAGAACTCAATGTTATTGCAAAAAAAATGACGTACTGGGTTCTGTTTTAAATAGCGATCCATCAATAATCATTCCGCCAAAAAAAGGCGTATGTGAGCGTTGTGGAGAAATTGGCTATTTAGAGCGTCACCATTGGGCCCCTATCTCATTATTTGATGATGCCGATAATTGGCCAACATCATTTCTGTGCCATACGTGTCATGCAGAATGGCACTCTGTTATGACTAAGAACAATGTACGCTAACGCCAACGACCTCATCTTTAACGCCCTATCCCGCGCCTTCGCCCCCCGCAAAGCGCTGACCGTCTCTCAATGGGCCGATGCCGAGCGCAGGCTATCTAAAAAAGGCAGCGCCGAGCCGGGTCCGTGGCGCACGTCGCGCAATCCTCCATTGGGCGAACCCATGGACTGCTTGTCCGCTCGCTCTACCGTGCGCGACATCGTCTTGATGTTTCCCATTCAGTTTGGCAAAACCGAAATCGCCGCCAACGTCTTGGGTTACACCATGGATCACAACCCCGGTCCAGTGATGGTCTGCCTGCCTGGCGAAGTCTCCATGCATAAATGGATCAACCAAAAGTTGAACCCCATGATCGAAGAAACGCCAGCCGTTGCCGACACCCTAACAAGCCTCAACAGCCGCGATGCCAGCAACACGCGAACGTTTAAAGATTATCGCGGTGGCCAGCTTTACTTTGAGCACGCCGGCAGCCCTTCGCGGCTCAAATCCACCAGTGTTCGCACCTTGGTGGTGGATGAGCTGGACGAATTTGCCAGCAACCTGCATGGCGGCGATGATCCTGTTGACATGCTGCTAGGCCGCACCTCGGCCTTTCCAGCCACTTACAAACGCCTGTTCATCAGCACGCCGCAAATCAAAGGCATCAGCCGCACCGAGCAACTCTACGATAAATCAGACCAGCGTCGTTACTATGTGCCGTGTCCACATTGTGAGCATGAACAAGCGCTAGAATGGCGCGGGCTGCATTGGGATGCCGACGGCTCAAATGTCCACTACGTCTGCAAAGAGTGCGGCGCCCTGATCGAAGAACACCACAAACCGGCCATGATTGCCGCCGGTCGCTGGGTGGCAGAAAACCCAGGCGCCAAAACGCGCGGTTATCACATCAACTGCCTCTATTACCCCATCGGCCTCGGTCCGCGATGGCCGGAACTCGTTGAAATGTGGCGCGATGCCCAAAACGACTTGGCCAGGCTAAAAACCTTCGTCAATGATCGTTTGGCAGAAGCCTGGGAAGACCCCGCGATGCGGGCGCTTAAACTCAATGTGATTGCCGATCGCGCTGAAGCCTACCCTTTGCGCCAAGCGCCGCACGGCGTGTGTGCCATCACCGCCGGCGTTGATACGCAAGACAACCGCTTGGCCGTGCAAATTGTCGGCTGGGGCAAAGGCATGACGTGCTGGGTGTTGGATTACATCGAACTGATGGGCGATCCGGCCGACGATCAAGTGTGGCTGGCACTCACTGAGCTGCTCAACAAACCCATCGAGCACGTCAACGGCCAGCAACTGCCCATTCTCGCCACTGCCATCGATGCGGGCGGGCATCGCACCGAAGCCGTCAAAGACTTTGTCAGAAAACGCTTGATTCGCCGGCCAATGGCTATTTTTGGCGCGGTCCCTAACAATGCGCCGGTACTGTCCAGACCTAAAGCGGTGGATATTGATCACAAAGGCCGCTATCACAAGCGCGGCATCAATATCCAGCACGTCGGCACGGTCAGCATCAAACACAAACTTTTTTCCAATTTGTCGATCGACAGCGACAAACCACAAGATACCCGCCTAGTGCATTTCAGTGAATACTTGCCGCGCGAATATTTTACCGGCATCGTTTCCGAAACCTACGACCCGCGTGCAAACCGCTTTGTCAAAAAGCGCGGCGCACGCAATGAGCCACTGGACACCTGGGTCTATGCCTATGCCGCCACGCATCATCAAGAGCTGCGTTTGCATTTATACACGCAAGCGCGCTGGCAGGAGTTGCTAGACAAACACCATCAACCCGGCGCAGAACCCCTCCCAGAAACTCAGCCACCCACCCCAGAGCCAAAACCAACCCGCGCCACCTCGCACACTCAATCCCTTATTGCGGCGCGTCAAGCCTCAAGGCGTGGTCGATGAACGCAATTGATCAGTTTCAAGCCCTCTTTGCCGAAGACATATTCCAAGCCTTACTGCTGGCAGAGATAGATGAAGACAAAGCCGCCGCGCTCACGCTCAAAATTTACCAACGCATCCAACGCAACTGGGGCGGCTGTGAGGTTTACATCCCCACTGGCAATATCCTCGAAAAAATGGACCGCAACAACCGCATCAGAATGCGCTTTAACGGCAGCAATCACGACGACCTGGCGCGTGAGTTTGGCTTACATCGGCGCAGCATCGAGCGGATCCTAAAAAAATAACGACAAGCTTTCCTAAAGGTTGTCGCAAGTTTTTTGGTTGAATGCCAACCCATGGCAGAAACACTCACTTTCGCACAGCAAATGCTCACCGCTATCGAGGCGGCTTTGTTGGCGCGTGCAACTCAAGGGCAACTCGATATGATCAAAGCCGCTTTTGGTGACAGAAGCATCGATCGCCAATCGGGTGAACTCATTGCGCTTCGCGATAAATTCAAAATCGAAGTCGCGCAAGAGCAGCTATCCGCCAATCTCGCCGCTGGCGCAGGGCTACCAGGACGCGTCAGGGTACGGTTTTAAATGGGCATGATTGAATCATTAATCAAAAGCATGGCGCCGGAATTGCCGCCAGTGGTCCACTACACACCGTCCATTAAAAGCTTTAGTGCCGCACAGGTTAACAACCTGACGGAAAGCTGGACCACCAACAGCCTCCCCATCAACGAAGTGCTCACCCGTCAGCTTAATGTGCTGCGCGCGCGTTCTCGGGATCTAGCAAAAAACAACGACTATGGTCGTAAGTTTGTCAGCATGGTGAAATGCAATGTGGTCGGTGCCACTGGGGTAACGCTGCAAGTCAAAGCTAAAAAGCCCGATGGCACAGTAGACGCTATCGACAGCGCCACGCTTGAAACAGCCTTTGCAGACTGGGGCAAAAAAGGTCATTGCGACGTCACCGGCAAATTGTCGTGGCGCGCCTTGCAAACCCTAGCCATTGAAACCGTGGCCAAAGACGGCGAATGCATCATCCGCAAGCGTCGCCGGGGCAAATACAAGTTTCAATTGCAGCTTATCGACACCGCCAAACTCGACAGCAGCTACAACCTAGACAAAGACGGCAGGCGCATCCGCATGGGTATCGAATTGGACGCGTTCAATGCGCCAGTGGCCTATCATTTCCTCACTGCCGACACCTCAACCGGTTACGTGTTAGCCGGTCGCCGCTATGAACGTGTTCTAACCGCCGACATTTATCACCTGTTCTTCATTGAAGAAGTCGATCAACTGCGTGGCGTTCCCTGGATGAGCACCGCAGCGGCGCGCTTAAACATGCTCGGTGGCTACGAAAATGCCGCATTAGTTGCATCCCGTAATGCCGCAGAGCGTGTTGGCTTTTTTGTTTCCAAAGACGGCACCCCGCCGCCGTTGGTCGATGCCGAAATCGACGGCGAAAAATTCAGCACCTCAGCGCCGGGCACCTATGACACCCTGCCAGAAGGTTACGACTTCAAACCTTTTGAGTCGGATTACCCCCACACCAATTACGGCGACTTCGTCAAAGCCGCTCTTAGAGGCGTTGCCGCTGGCCTGGGTGTCGCGTATCACAACCTGGCTAACGATCTCGAAGGCGTCAATTTCTCCAGCTCCCGTGCCGGCATCCTCGAAGAACGCGAACTGTGGAAACTGCTGCAAGAGTGGTTCATCGAAGAACTGTGCGCTCCTGTCTATACCGACTGGCTGCGTCATGCGCTGGACTACACCACCACTTTGGACCCGTTACCCGCGCAAAAATACGACAAATTCAACGCAGCCAGCTGGCAAGGGCGTCGCTGGGCCTGGGTAGATCCTACTAAAGACATCGATGCAGCAGTATCCGCCATAGACAACGCCTTGAAATCGCGGGGCGACGTCATCCGTGAGCAAGGTCGCGACCCCGATGACGTATGGGCCGAACTGGAAGCGGAAAACGCGCGTTTAAAAAACATCTTACCGAGCAACGCTAATGACCAAGCAAATTCTACATCGAACCCTACAAATTGATGATGTGCGCGCCTCTGATGGCGAAAGCAGAAGCATTGAACTGTCTTTTTCCTCCGAACTTCCATATGAACGATGGTGGGGAATTGAAATTCTAGGTCATGAGCCTGCAAACGTGCGAATGGACAGAATTAACACCAGTGCTCCGCTACTCGTCAACCATAACACCGCCGATCAAGTAGGCGTCATCGAATCGGCCCGCATCGACGCCGCCTCTAAAGTGGGCCGCGCCGTCATCCGCTTTGGTCAATCGGCCAGGGCTACCGAAATCTTCAACGACGTTAAGGACGGCATCCGAAAACTGGTTTCGGTTGGCTATCGCGTCCATGAAGCCCAGCTAGAAAAGGTAAAAGATAATCTCGAAACCTACCGAATTACTGATTGGGAACCATTCGAGATCTCCATCGTGCCTATTCCAGCAGACCCCTCCGTAGGCATTGGTCGTGCCGAGGAACAATTCGACATTTCACTTTTTAAATCCCCCGAGGTTAAAACCATGCCTGACGAAAACCAAAAACCTACATCGCCTGCTGTCGACGTCACGTCGATCCAAGCGGAAGCCAGAAGCTCAGAACATACTCGCGTGTCTAACATTATCGACATTGCTGCCCGTCACAACCTGCGTGATTTAGGCGATGAATTCATCAAAACCGGCAAATCGTTGGAAGAATTCAAAACTGCCGCGTTAGAACGTGGCTTGCAAAAAGAAGGCTCACAACGTGCCGATGCGCCGGATATTGGCATGACTGAAACCGAAATCAAACAGTTTTCGTTTTCACGCGCCATCAATGCCCTGGCCAATCCTACCGATCGCCGCGCGCAAGAAGCGGCTAAGTTTGAATTTGAATGTTCAATGGCGGCGGCCGAGAAAAAAGGCCGCGAGTCTCGCGGTATCACCGTACCGGCTGACGTCCTCAAACGTGACTTAACCGTTGGCACAACCACCGCAGGCGGTCACTTAGTTTCGACTGATCTGCTGTCTGCCAGCTTCATCGAGTTGTTGAAAAACTCAACCGAAGTCATGCAGCGTTCACGCATGTTGACAGACCTCAACGGCAACATCGCCATCCCACGCCAAACCGGCGGCGCCACCGCTTACTGGGTGTCAGAGTCTGGCTCACCAACCGAATCTGCGCAAGCATTCGACCAAGTCACGCTGACACCTAAAACCGTCGGCGCGTTTGTCGATTTCTCACGCAAACTCATGTTGCAAAGCAGCATCGACATCGAAAGCTTCATCCGTGGCGACTTGGCTTCTGTGTTGGGCTTGGAGATCGATCGCGTTGCCATCAATGGCTCAGGCACAGCGCCAGAACCACGCGGCATTTTGAACACCTCCGGCATTGGTTCAGTTGCGGGCGGCACTAATGGCTTGGCGCCGGCTTGGTCGCACATTGTTGACCTAGAGTCAGCGGTTGCCAATGCTAACGCGGCGGTCGGTAACTTGTATTACATCACCAACACCAAAGTACGCGGCAAAGTCAAACAAGTGGCCAAAGCCGCCAACACCGCTGAGTTCATTTGGAGCGGCAATGGCATGAACGGCTACCAAGGCCTGGTCACCAACCAAGTGCCAAGCAACCTCACCAAAGGCACCTCCAGCGGCGTGTGCTCGGCCATCATCTTCGGCAACCTGGCGGATCTGATCATCGGCATGTGGGGCGGTCTGGATCTGATGGTCGATCCGTACACAGGCAGCACCTCCGGCACAGTGCGCGTCGTCGCGCTGCAAGACGTCGATGTCGCGGTACGTCACGCTGAATCCTTCGCCGCCATGAAAGACGCGTTGACCTAATGATCGGCATTGACGACGCCATCACCGCGGTGGCCACTCTGGTCGACGATGCCGTCAAACGCATCTGGCCAGACGCCACCGCGGTCGAGTTAGCCAAAATCGAGCAGCTCAAAAGCGAAATCGACCTGAAAACCAAGTTGATGTTGGGTCAGCTCGACATCAACCGGGTCGAAGCCGCGAGCGAGAATTGGTTCACGTCAGGATGGCGCCCGTATGTCGGTTGGGTATGTGGTTCGGCGCTGGCTTATTCGGCCATCATCGAACCCATTGCCCGTTTCATTGCGTCCGTGTGCTTTGGCTATATCGGCCCGTTTCCGCTTATCGACACCACCATCACCTTGCAAGTGCTGCTTGGCATGTTGGGCTTTGGCGCAACACGGTCTCTAGACAAATACTTGGGCACGGCGCGCAAGTAATCATCGGGTTTTATATGACAGACGAACCAGATCAAGAACGCCGAAGACCTGTCCGCATCTGCCAGGACCAAATCGAAGAAATCGCCAATTTGGCCGCCGAACGGGCCGCCGAAAAAGCGGTCGACCTCATCAAACAGGATGCTTACCAAAGCGTGGGCAAATTGGTCATCGATAAATTTTTATGGATGATTGGGGTCATCGTCATGGGCGTGTATTTCTGGGCGGAAAACAAAGACTTTTTCAATTTATCCAAATAGAGATCACCATGTCAGCATTTACAAATTATTTAGAAAACAAGATTATCGACCACCTTTTTCAGAATACAGCCTACACCGGCCCCGCAACGCTCTATATCGCGCTGTTCACAGCTGTAACCGATGGCGAAGCAGGCACGGTCACAGAAGTTTCGGGAGGATCTTATGCCCGCGCGACAGTCACTGCCAGCGTTGGAAACTGGGCCGATGCCACAGGCAACAACGGCACCACAACCAATGTAGCAGTTGTCGCATTTCCATCTGCTACCGCCGATTGGGGCACTATTACCCATTTTGGCGTTTATGACGCATCTTCAGCCGGTAACTTATTGATTTACAGTCCGCTTGCAGCCTCTCGCACTATTACCACTGGCACATTAGTATCATTTAACGCTGGCAATTTATCAGTGCAAGTTGATAACTAAATGATCAACTCAGCCATCGAGTGGGCGCAGCTTGCTTTGTTCGCCTTGCTCGTTGGCGGTGCCTGTGTGTTTCTAATCACAGTCGCGCTAGTCATGGGCCTCGGCTACTTGCTCCGGGCGCTTTGTTTGAACTTGATTTTAAATGGGTAGTGGAATGATCATCTCAAGCGCAATTGCCAGCCAGTCCGTACAAGTTGATGGCTCTATCTTAGTCCATGAGCAACATACTTCTTCCGATGGAACTATCTACGATCATATTTATTTTGCTGATCCTTCCCTTGACATCGATGCTGTTTGCGCTGCTAGAGGTGTCAATATCAGTGCTGAGTTGGTTAAAAAGCAAGCTACATTAGAAGCGGCCACTAACTTTGAAATACCCATTACTCCTGTGGAGTTGATGAGGCGTTTAACACCTAGTGAGTGGTCGTCTTTTCAAGCTTCAACTGATACCGATATAGCCTATTTCAGAGCGATATTTAATAAAACCAGTCTGGTCTACCGTAATGATCCTTTAACGCAAGCAGGATTTACGGCTCTAGTTAGTGCTGGGGTATTGGATGCTCAACGAGTATCTGAGGTGTTGGCATAATGGCTAACTATTGTGTTAAATCAGGTGGCACAGGCACAGGCACAGTTGCCGGAACATCCCCAACAACAGCAGAATGGGCGGCGGCTTATGCGTCTATTTCTGCTTGCTTGACAGGCGCTACGTTGGTTGCTGGTGATACTATCTTCGTATCAAACAACCACGCAGGCAGTTATGGCGCAGCCACTACGTTAGCACCTGCTGTAAGCGTAAGCATCATATCAATTGACGACACCACAAACGGCGGGGCCGCTGTTCCGCTTGTCGGGGCGTTGGAAAATACCAACGGAAACTTTGCGCTAAACTTCTCCCCGTCAGCCGGGAGTAGCTATATGTATGGCGTGACGCTCAAAACTGGGAACGGAACGTCATCCGGTTCAACATCCGTTAACATCAATTCAAATCTAGGAGCAGTAAGTGTTGCTCTCGACAATTGTGATTTGTGGATAAACTCGACCAATACAGCACCGAATATAAATTTTGGAGCTAGCGATATTTCTGGTCAGCACTTAACAGTGCTTAA